AGAAAGGGTGGAAAGGATGCACCCGATGTCCCTGCATCTGAACAAACGATTGATGTAAAAGCAACAACTGTTGAACCTACTACTCCATTAGTACCTACTATAAATCCCATAGATGCGACAGGTATAAGTAAGGCAACTTCCCCCACAGGAACAGAAGACTTAGTAGGGACTGCTTTCAGAGTTAAAACCACACTGGTTGATGTTGATACATTACTCAGAGGATCTTTTGCATTAGATAAGATAAGGGAGAAGGAAAGAAGAAAGAAAGAAAGTAAGAAAGGAACAAAGAAACAGGAAAAAGAATTAGAGAGTGCTACTAAAAAGAATAATAGTAAGTTTGGACTTGGCAGACTTGTACCCACAAAGGCAAAAAGTATATTTGGAAACATCATAAACTTTTTTGTTACCTTATTGTTAGGTAAACTTGCTCTCTCTTTACTTGATAATATTCCGTTGTTTGAAAAGATTGCTCAAACAATAGCAGCAGTTGGAAAGTTTATTGTAGACTGGGGTGGAAAACTTTTTAATGCTTTGGTGAGTTTTATTGATTTTAGTTATAACATGTATGATGGATTGAGAAATAATGTGGGTAATTTGTTTGGTGAGTCGGGATTAAAAGTGTTTGATGGAATTAGTGGTGCATTGAATAAGGTAATGAATCTTACCATAGGTCTCACTTTGGCAATGATAGCATTTAGTAATGAGTTTGGTAGTAGTTTGGTTAATTGGGGTAAGGGTTTTCTGAGTATTTTTAAAAGAGGATTGGCAAGAGCAGTTCCTAGATTATTAATTAAGATGTTTGGAAAGAAAGTAGCAGCAAGTATATTGGGGAAGAGTGTGGTTGCCTCTACTGTTGCGGGTGGCACTACGACTGCTGCTACCACAGCAGCAGTGACTACAACTGGTGCTAGTACAGCAGCAACAGGGGGGACCGCAGCAACAGTGGGAGGTGTGAGTACAGGAGTAGCAGCAGGTACTGTGGCAGCAGCAGGAGCTATTGCTGTTGGACTTGGTGAGGGTATATTCGCTCTTGGTAAAAAAGGTTATGCGGTAGAGGA